CCAAGCGCTTGATCGTTGAGGTGGGACGCGTATCGACAGGTGTGTTTCGCCTGTTCATGGGAGACATCGTGAGCGCGGAGCCTGGTCCTCCGCCTGATCTGGATGTGACGATAAAGGCCAAGACGCAAAGCGCTCAGTCTCGCAACGTGGTGTCGACCTCGAGCGGACCCCGCACTCCGCTTTCTGCGCTGGCAAAGAAGGTTGCCGGAGACTTATCGCTTAACCTGGATTTCCAGGCATCGGATAAGAACATTGCGAACTATACTCACACTGGCTCGAATCTTGCGCAGGTGCAAAGGCTGCAAGAAGCTGGTGGAGTTTCGGCTTACATCGATGATGACCGGCTGATCGTGAAGGATGTTGGGCGTCCGCTGAGTGGACGCGTTAAGGTTTTGAGCAAGGATAGCGGCATGGTCGGCATACCCAGGGCGACCGAAGAGGGCTGCAATGTAACCTTCCTGATCGATCCAGAGACGGCCATTGGCGGAGCGTTAAGAATCGAGAGCCTGCTGAACAAGGCTATGAACGGTGATTATGTGATAACTCAGCTTGCATTTGATGCAAACACACATGACACGCCGTTCTACTACACCGCTACGGCGAAGCGTCTATGAGCACTCCTATCCAGCAGCCCAACACCAGTCAGGCCAGCCAAGGAAGTCTTGGTGGTAAGATTCGAGACGTTCTTACCCGCTGGCTACGGGAAGAAGTCGATGACATGCTGCCTGCTGTCGTTATCAGCTACAACGATGATGCAAATACCGCGGTGGTGCGCCCGCTAGTGATGGTTGGGACAACGGACGGATTAAAGGTAAGCCGCTCTCAGCTGCCGCCTGTTCCTGTGTTTCGATTTGGAGGGGGAGAATTCTTTATTCGATTCCCGATCAAGCCTGGCGACTTCGGATGGATAAAGGCTCAGGACCGCGATGTATCTCTCGTGATGCAGCGAGGCGGCTCAGAGGATTGGCCGAACACTACTCGCCTGCACAGCTTCAGCGATGGGATATTCATCCCTCATGCGGTCAAGGACTGGATAATTGCGGAAGAGGATGCTGATGCTGCGGTTTTCCAGTCGCTGGATGGCATCACGAAAGTGGCCCTGCATGCTGATAAGGCGGTGATTGCATGCGGAGAAACGCGCATTGAAATAAACGAAACGAGCGTTATCCAGACCGTTGGCGCAAGCGTCATTACGACTACGACGGCAGGCGTTGCAATCGTCAGTCCTACTCTGACTCATAATGGCGTCAATGTCGGATCAACCCATCGTCACAAAGACGTTACACCAGGCACTGGTAATTCTGGAGTCCCCGTATGAGAACCTTCCTGGCTAACGATAAGAATGACTTGGCGCGTGCTGCAGACGGCAATCTAAAAATCATTAGCGGCATAGAGGCAATCGCGCAGACTTGCAAGGAGGCCATGCAAACGAGACTGCGTGAGATGATCCATGCGCAGACCAGCGGCATTCCGTTTGATCCAGTGCTTTGGGATGGAGCGCCTAACGCAGCCCAGTTCGAGGCATCTGGCCGAGCAAGACTCATGCAAGTTCCAGACGTGCTTGAGGTCATTAGCTTCCAAGCGAGACTGATCAACAATACAATGGGTTATGTTGCCACGATCCGCACCACTGAAGGCGAGACGACCATAAATGGGTAATTATAACTACGTCCAACCGACCGGCGTTATCGTTCCTGATACGGATAGCTTGCTGTCGGATGTTCAGGGGGAATTCCTGACTGCCTTTGGTGCCGACCTACCGCTTGACCCGGCTACCCCGCAAGGTGTTTTGATCACCGGCGAGACTGAGGCCAGGGACAGCGTAGTCCGCAACAATGCCGAAGTAGCAAATCAGATCAACCCGAACCTTTCTGGAGGCGTATGGCTTGATGCCATTTGCGCGCTAACCGGGCTTGAGCGAGATCCAGCCACTCGCTCTAGTATTTCTGGCGTAGTTCTTACTGGCGTTCCAAGCACGATAATTCCTGCAGGCACCAGAGCATCTACCGATGATGGCGCGATCTTCTACACCACTGGCGCGGTTGTTCTGGATGCTTCTGGACAAGCTACTGTGTCCATGGAGTCAGATGAGTTCGGACCCATCCCGGCACCGGTAAATACACTGACCAACGTGGTCGACGGCGTACTTGGATGGGAAACGGTAACCAACCCCATCGCCGCAGTGCTTGGCACCCTCGAGCAGTCGGATCAATCCCTGCGCGCATTGCGTCGTCGCACTCTAGCGTTGCAGGGCGTTTCTCTGGCCGAGGCCATTGTTTCAGGTCTCTACGACACGCCAGGAGTAAAGAGTCTCCAGTTTCGCGAAAATGTGACCAACGCAACTGCAGTTATCGACGGGATTACCCTCGTAGCTCACTCGGTTTGGGCTTGTGTTGATGGCGGCACAGACTTGGATGTTGCTACCACTCTGCTTGAGGAAAAGAGCAATGGGGCTAACTGGAACGGCGCTGTAGAGGTAGATGTTCTGGAGCCTGCTAGCGGGCAGACCTATACCGTAAAATTCGACCGCCCTGAGCTTGTTCCGATTCTCGTCAGGGTCACTGTTCGTCAGATGGACTCGACTACTGACCCGCAGGTTTCTGTACCTGAGTCAGTGTTGGCATACGCCGAAAACGATATAGATGGAGAGACCGGCCTTGTAGTTGGACAGCCAGTTTCTCCCTTTGAGATTGCCGGAGCCGTCAACCAGTTGACGCCAGGCATATTCGTTACAAAAGTAGAGATCGCGCCCGTTCCAAGCATGGGCCCTCCTATCTGGCAAACCACTGAGCTAGACATCGCTCTAAATGAAAAAGCCACCACCACGATAAGCTCTGTAACTGTGGTGGTTCTGTAATGGCTCGCCAGCAGGCGCTAGACTTTTCGACCAACCTCCTTACGGCGCTCCTGTGGCAGCACGATAACGCCTCGTCCCTGATCAGCCTGCTCCAGCAAAAACAGGGATGGTACGACGAAAACCAATCAGCCTTCTGGTCTGACTGGAAACGAGACGTGTTCGATCTGCGCACAGCTAATGACTTTGGATGCCAGGTCTGGGCGATCATCCTGGGCATTCAGCTATCTGTTAACGAGGGGGCCAATGTCGACAAGCCGACTTGGGCTTTCGGCAGCACACGTCAGAACTTCGGGCGCGGGAATTTCAGCAACACCACTGACGTGACCATTCCGCTGACGCTGGAACAAAAGCGTCTAGTCCTGCGCTTGCGATACTTCCAGCTGGTTTCGCGCGGCACGGTGCCTGAGACTAACCGCTTCCTTAAATACCTCTTTGAAGGAGTTGGCAGCGTCTATGTGGTCGATCAGCTGGACATGAGCTTTGTCTACTACGTCTTCACGTTCGTTCCATCGTCTCAGCTTATCTTCATTTTGCAGAAATACGACATACTCCCGCGGCCGGCCGGGGTTGGAGTGGCTTATCAGATAATCACCGGTCCTGCTTTCGGCTTCGACGAGTACAATTTAAACTTCGACAATGGCAGCTTCGCTGAATAGGGCCGAGCATGGATCAGAAATACTTCCTGTACCCGTTCGCCAGGTCTGGCGATAAGACAGATATCCCTAACGACACGCAGCCGACTGGGGATGTCAGCTTCGACATCGGCTACGGGTTCGACTACGAGCGCGAGCTCGGCGTAGATCCTGACGCTAAGGCTATCGAGCGGCAGAAGATGAATTCTCTGCTGTTCGATATCACCGAGGCCATCAAGCAGTACCAAGAATTCGGCTGCCCTGAATTCATCACTACCGCCGATAACGCGGGGGTGCCATTCCCTTACGCAGAAGGAGCGATGGTCCGCTATCGCGCCAGCCCTGGCGATCCATTTGCGACTTATGAATCTCTGGAGGATGCCAACACTGCTCTTCCGACTGACACGACGAAATGGCGTCTCTATGGTTACGAATCCTCCCTGTCCGGCAACCCGATTTGGACTCGGCGTGGCGATGGCTATGTTTCAATCAGCGGAACCACGACTGTAACCCTTAACAGCAGTGGGACAGGGACATCCGTCGTAAGCCTTCCATTCACTCTGTCGGCCGTGAAGTCGGCCAGGGCTAGCGGTGTGTTTAACACCGTAGGCCAGGGCCATGAAGGGCATGTATTTTTCGTATCGCCAACCTCCATCACTCTGGGCGCCAAGGGCCTGAACAATGGAACCTTGCGCGTTGATTGGACTGTAGAGGGAACCGTGTAATGGACCAGAAATTCTTTAGTATTCCGTTTGCGGTAAGCGGTGATCGCGCAGTAATTCCGCAGACTGACGGTTCTGGGCTGGTAAACTATACCCATGGCTATGGGCTGGATTACTCTCGAAATCCTGAGACTGACGTTCTGGCCAAGCGCATTGAGCGCGATGGCTGGAATGGCCTGATGTATGACGTAACCAACTCGCTTAGTGCTATTCAGAAAACTGGCTATCCCGAGTGGATTACCGCGGCGGACAATGGCGGCACACCATTCGCCTACGAGCAAGGCGCGACCGTTATCTATCGTGCTTCCCCTACTGATCCGTGGGGCGTATATCGATCTAAAGTCGGCAGTAACACCAGTGATCCGACCGATGATACGAAGTGGGATGATGTAACGCTTCCGGCCAGCCTGAGCGCGCTGACAAATACCACGGACCCGACCCTTGGTTCAGCCATACTCGGTCGGGCTGTCGTGGTGATCGACGCTATCCAGAATCTTGCAGATGCACCGCAGCGCGGAGACGTTGCAGTCTACTGCCAAGGTTACTTTGCCGGCTCCATCATCGGCGGCGGGTTCTTCCTCTGGGACGCTGCGGCTGCGCGCACGCTGCATAACGGCGGAACCATCATCAGCCCTACCGTACCATGGTCGGCGACTCCTGCTACCTACCTGTCTGGAACAGGAGAAACATCACCGGCAGTTCCTGGCGTATGGAGACGCATATTTTCCGGCGAATGCCTAGTGGACTACTTCGGCGCGACGACTTCCGCGTCTGCTGATGCGTTCAAGAAGTGCATGGAAGTCTGCATCGCTGCCGACATGACTGTTGGTCTGAATGGCTCCTATCTGATCGAGAAGGCATCCACGATTGCTGGCTTCCCGGCCATGCGTGGACTTGGCTCCAAGGTTAGTTCGATCAACTGCAATTTCCTGGGCATACCTTTCACTTACACATGTGATTCGATCACTGAAGAGAAAACCTGGGAAGACTTCCGCGTCACCCTGAACACGGGAGGTGCTGGAAACGCCGGGACTTCGTTCTTCCGCATCCAAGGTAACAACACCCTGTTTGCTTGGAACAAATTCCTGAACATCGACTCCAGAGCATTCGAATCGTTCGTAGAGGTCGATAAGGCGACCTTCGTTTCTACCTTCGGCAACGAATCCCCGTTCGCATGGAACCGCTTCGAGGGCGTCAACGTGCGTGGCGGCGCGCACAATGCCAAGCACATGATCAAGCTGCTGCAAGGGTCTGGCACTGGCAACAGTTACCTGGACGGCAAGTGTGATCTAGATGCTACCGACTCGTCCCTGATCTATCTGGATGCCGGAGCGGTCAATGCCGTATGCGGCGACATCGTGACGGGCGGTTACAACACTGGCGGCACTGACGCGGCTTTCATAAAGTATGGGCCGAACACTACCTACCGCAGTCGAGTGCTTATCACCGGCAACCAGTTCGACGCTGGGATGGTTAATCCTCTAAATCAGGATGCGACCGGATCTGTCGTTTATACCGGCATAACCTTCATCGGTAACAACCTTGGCGGCTTGGTAGACCTTTACACCAAAACCCAAGTAATGCGAGCCTCGCAGATCCACGACCGGGGCGTCGGTGAGTGGAAGGCAGGCAACCAAGCCAGCGGTCTAGGCACTACTGGTCCGCGAAACATCTTCACCATCCAGCTCGGGCAAACCACTGGGACTTATGTGACGATCACAGTTGACGGTAGCGTCATCGGCGTTGCTGCCGGCATCGTGATCAAACGCTGGCTGATTCGCAGGCAGACAGGCACTCCGGTTCTTACAGCGCTGGAGAGCGTGCAGCTGCCGGCTGCAACTGCAGGATTTTTTGACGTTACTGCAACCCCTGCCGCAGATGGGACTATCGTTTTCGCGCTGACATGGACTGCAACGGGTTCAGGCACATCATTTGACGCGCA